CGTTGTCCCATTTTTCTCCGTTAGCAAAAATCACTGGGACATTTACTAGTTCTTTGCGATGTTTGATTTGTGGTTGTATTTCATTGTCAATATACCATTTAATTGCATAATCAATATCGTATATAGTTCTTTTAGGAGTTCTAATGACATCATCATCTCGCCGAGTCTGTTCTGCTCGATTCAATATGCGATCATCAGTGATACCTTCCGTTCGTTTCGGATTAGGTTTATTTGTTTTGCGATCGATATTTTGTTTGTTATATCTTGCCATTAAAATCCTTTATATGCATCTTTGCGTCCATCGCTACCATATCTCAAATCCTGAATACCTAATGGTACTTGACGAGTTGCATGTGCATCAACCACAATAGAAACACTGTATCCGTGATTGCTACCATTTGGCCATGTTTCCGGATTCTTTCCTACAAAGTATTGATTTGCATCCACATTGTCTAGTTCATAGTACTCATTGTCCCAGAAAATGATATCTCCCACTTCCGGATAAATATCGGCTTTAACTAGAATATCTCTTGAAATAGCAAATTGTGCAGTTCTGGTATAGGTATGACCGTAATCATCTTGTGATGCATTTTTATTTTCTTTGGTAATTAAGCAAGGAATTAAAATTGAATCATAATAAGATTTATTTTCCGATTCGCCGTATAAATTGGAATCGCTTTGTTCTATGTGCATTTTGAAAAGCTCTATTTCAGTGTCGACAACAGAATTTAAGAGCTCCGAGTTTATCGAAGCTAAAAACTTTGCATCACGCATTCCACCAAATAAAGCCATTTCATTATCCTATATAAATTTTCAACGGAATCTTGCTTAAAATTTCGTTCATTGCATCATTTTCTGCTTGTTGTCTTGCTAACATTTTCTCTTTGGTCATTTCTCCTAAAAATGTTTTTAATTCTTCAACTAAAGCAGTTTTTTCAGATTGGGCAGCACTTAATAAGTCTGATGCGTTAAGTGTTACTTCTGAATTTGGTATTGGTATTGTGGAATATTTACCACGGACATAGCCTAACATTTCTTTTGCTACTGCGGATCCGTATTTAAATATCCAAGAACGCCCCATATCATTAATTGTACTGTATGTTTGATAAGTATATGGTATATTAGATGCGTCACTTACCGCACCTGTTATAAGTGCGCTATTACCAAATAAAAGGGCATCCTTTGCCTTTTCTTCTTCATATATAAATTCGAACCAAACCTTGTCATAGTATGGAACTGCCTGTGTTCCTTGTGTTCCTGGAGTTGGATACAATTTTATATTATCTCCATGTATCTCAAAAGAAAAATGAGATTTTCTAACTCGGTCATTGAATTCAATTGCTTGTATTCTGAGCAAGTCTGCGTGAATCGGCATCATCATGAAATTCACACTAGGAGAAAATCCTCCAAAATCAAATGCATCTAGTAATTGCTGTGAACCTAAACCCGTTCCTACATATGGATCAAAGTATCGAACAATAGCAGGAGGTGTGTTATGAAGCACTTTGCGTATTTCAATTGAGCTTGTGTTTGATAAAGTTATTCCTAATGAGTTTTCTACAGCTTCTCTGATTGAATATGTTTGCTTGCCTGCCACAATGTCTATCGATGCAGTATGCCATTCTACATTTCCTCCAGAGTCAGCTTCAGTACCATATGCTTTTGATAGTTTGGTAATATAACTCAATGAAGTACCTACCAATTGGCCGGTAAGACTTCCTCCATTTAAATACTGAGAACCAGTTGGTACTCCCAACGTGTTCATCAAGTTGTTTGTGATATTAATTTGATTGATGTGATTTGAATATTCTATCACAGCAGATTCAAATGCAGTATAAAAATTAATATCCTGCAGTTCCACATCCATTATAGGATAACCTAAATGTTGTGCGGCATAATTAGCAAAACTGTCTGCTTGAGTTTGGAATAACGGATCTGTGTCAAAAAAACCAAACGGAGTATCGCCTGGGCTAAACGACGATGACCCTGGCCAGATCGGTTTATTTTCTGAATAATCCATTTGAATCCTTTTTTAATATAAATATCAATAAGATTCAGTTAGTAGTCTTAAAATCTCATCTAATGATTCATGACGATGATTATCTTTAAGAATTAATTCATTAACGTATTTAGAATCTTTAATTTTCGGCACATCGTGAACGGCTGAATCATTTTTATATTTCAAATCAATTTGATGTTTATCCCCACACAATATCATGGTGCTACCTTTTCCTAATCTGGATAATACCATGTGAAGCTGTTGTTTGGTTAGATTTTGAAATTCATCCACAATGCAAATAGCATCATCAAATGTTCTTCCGCGGAAATGAGACAAAGAAACCAATTCAATGTTTTCTTCCTTTTCCATTTTTTCTAGTATTTCTGGTTTATTATAAACCTTTCTCATATTACTGCGAATTGGTACCAACCATTCTTCCATTTTTTCTGCTAATGAACCTGGTAAGAATCCGTTATCTTCTGTCGAAACAGTGGGACGTGTTATCACTATCTTGTTGATCTGTCTTTTAAAATACTGATCTAATGCACATTGCACTGCTAGCAATGTTTTACCTGATCCAGCCTTCCCTAATATAAAATTAAAAGGAGCTTCTAGTATTTTACCTTTTGCCTCACGCTGTTCATCTGAAAGTGTTATTGAGAAACGGATAGGGTTCTTGGGCGGTGTTTTTTGCTTGTTTGTTGCGGCCATAATTATGTTAATTTTGTGAGAGTTGTTTCTAAAAACTGCATATCTTTAAGAGTTTCAATTTTACCTAAGCACAATTTGCGCACAGCAAAAAAAGATTGTCTTGCTGGATATGGAGTCATTATTTTCAATGTAACTAGTTCTTTATCATCGCCTAGATCTTTTTCTATATGAACCATTAAAACCATTCGTATAGCTCGTATGCGATCTAAAACATCCACAAGGCGACCTTGGTATCGGATACGCACTTGCATGGAATATTTGTTTCTTGGTGTTGCCATATGGGTCTTTTTTAATATAAATATCTAAACAGTAAGAAAGGGAGATCGAAGCCTCCCTTCAAATATTTTTTAAATTTTTAAAATCCTAGTTATTAACCACGAGATCGCTTTACAGCATATTCTTTCACCGGATCAACCCATAATTGTCCTACAACACGTGGATCTGATTCTGGTAGGTCGGGCATTGAAATTCCGGTTGGGGTCATTAGGATTCGTTGTTGTTGGTCTTGGCTTAGCTGTTCAGCTCCTAATTCAGTTGTAGTACTTTCAGTAGAAGGATCTGCTCCCAACTCGGATGTAGCAATACTAACCACATCGCCTGTCTCATATCCAGAACCTCCTGCGGTTACTGTAACACTTTGGATTTGAGGCACGTCATCCAAATTGAGGGCAACAACCGCCGTTACTGTTAATCCTGTACCCAAACCTCCAGTAGGTTGAATACCGGTATACGTACCTACAACAATTGTATCAGTTTCGAAAGTTTTAGGTAAAAATGATAAAGACTCAGCCGTTACCGATCCATCACCTGCCGAGAAACTTTTTATCTCTATACTGCCAGATGCTAATGCTGTGATTGTGTCTGTTCTAGATCCTGATGTGATTGTGTATACACCATCAACTAAAGATGCTGATGCTAGTGTGTTAATGTTGCCATCCATCTCTGCGATGGTTAATTTGCTTCCTTTTGCTGTTCTTGTTACGATTGCCATTGTTTTATTCTATTTTAGTTATATTTCAAAATATTCACCGATATATCCGTCTTCTACATATCCGTTTATACCAATTGTTTCTATTGCTACCGTAGAATTTCCTCCTCCTGCTCCAGAACCTCCGACTCCGGATGCTGCAGATGATACATATTCCATGAGCATTTGATGTCGTTGTTGTTCCCAATAAAACTGTCGGGTTTGTTCGGATAATGGTAATTTAGCAATATGAGGTCTTCGGCTAAATTCTTGCCAGGTTAATTCAAACATGATATATTCCTTTTTTATATAAATAAATATATAAACATAAAAAAAAGGGAGACCGAAGCCTCCCCTTTCAGTAAACCGTTAAATGGTTAATTCTTTAAATAATTAATTGGATTAACTATTAAAGAGTTTCAAGACCCTTAACATATACTTTTCCGTAGAATTCTGGACGAACTACTTTCTTCGCGTAACGAGTCATTACCCCTTTACGTGGAGTGAAGTTAACCGGATCGTATACAAGTGGTGTCATGATAAGTGGAACGTATGGGCTAAATACAGCACCTGTTTCAAGGAACTGCGCACCACGGAATCCCATAAGGATTACATTCTCTTTCATGTATGGGTTCTTGTAAACTGTGTAACGATTATTAATCGCACCAATTTTTTGAACACCTGCTGCAAATTCCATTTTGCTTCCATCTGTATCAGCTGCGAATCCTGGGATAGACTCAAGGATTGTTGCTACTGCTGGAGATGTTACTAGGAAGTTAGCACCACCACGAAGTGTTTTTTGGTGAATTTTGTTTGATACTTTTTGCAGTTTAGTACCAAGAGTTTGGAACCATCCACCTTGTGTATTATAGAATCCACCTGTAGCAGTAGAAGTTTGATCAAATGCTGATCCGTTCCAAACCTCGTTATTAACTGCTGACCAATACTCAGTTGTTGGAGCTGCTGAAATCAACATATCAAGGATCTCTAGATCGATTTCCATTGATACATACTCAGAAAGCATTGAAGTCAATTCAGCTTCAGCATCAATTGAGTGGTAAGCGTTAAGGTCTTGAGCGAACTCAGGAGTCCAAACTGCTTTCAACTTACGTGTTTTAGCAACGATTGGCTCAGACTGCATTTCAAGGTTCAATTCTGGAATGTCAATATCAACACCAGTATTGATACCTGTGTTTGCAGAAGATCCTTTGAATGGATTAGTATCTTCAAAGTCACCACGAGTGATATCAGTTGGTTGTTTGCTATAGTTAACATTGAATGTACTATTTGTGATTGCATCTTGAATTCCAACTGCCAATGATGCTGTTACAACGAAAGATGCTGTGTAATTGCTATCAATAGTTGAAAATGCCTGTACAGGTATAATTTCAGTTGATCCAGATACTAGCGTAAATGCTCTAACTGCATAAAGATCTGCATCTGTTGGTACTGGAACAGTTAAGTTAAAGTATTCTCCTGAAACTGAAGTATAAGCACTATCAAAATTCAATGATGCTGAAGTTGCAGCTGTATGTGCCGCACCTGATCCTGTAGATGCCCCTGCGGAAACAGTTGCTGCAGTTCCTGTTACATTGTTAATAGAGTAACCAAAACGACCTGCACCATAAAGACCACCTGATGGATCATTTGATGTGTTAGTGATACCGAATACAGAGTCTGCTGAATTGTCAGCTCCAAATGGATGCTGTCCAGCTACTTCTGCGTTATCGTCATCGAATCCTGGTTGAGCTGTACCATATTTAAAGTCTAGGTAGAACACAAGACCTGATGGCAAGTTCATTGGTTGTACTGATACGAATTCTTTAGCTGCAAATTCAGCAAAGATACGACGTACCAATGGAAGAGCAACTCCTGCCCATTCCTCAGAACCTTCTGCGGTTCCTGTTTGCGAAGCTTCTTTTACAAGCTGACGTGCTTGGTTTTCAAGAAGTTGCGCCATACCAGCTTTTTCAGTCTCAGTTCTAAGACCTTCCAAAAGACCGGTTCCTTCCCATTTGTTAACAAGCGGTTTAGCTGCAACACTTTGGTTAGGATTATTTCCTTCTAATAGAGATGAAATATTCATTTTTCCTTTTCCTTTTGTTTAAAATTAAATTAATCCGGCTAATTTTTTCCAACGATTTGCAAGTTCATTGCCTTCTGACAATACTTGTTTCGTTGCTTTAGACGGGGCTGTTGTTTGTGTTGGTTTAGAAGCATAGCTTTCTTTAACCACTCGCTTCTTAGCCGTTGGGCGATTGAAGCTCTCAGCCAATGTGCTGAATACTAGTTTAACTTCTCTTGTGTTTGCTGCACGATCAAAGTTTTCAATAACTTTCATTTTTTGTGATTCGTTCAACTCAAAGTTACGGAACAACTTGTTAGTGTAAAGAAGTTTAGCATTTAGAAGATTAACTTCATTGATTACAGAGCGAAGTTCTTCGATAGTTGCATAAGCTTCATTAAGCTCAGATACCATTTCAGACTTGACTTCTTCTTCTGGTTCT